ACGACAAGATAAATGGCAAGACACATTAAATAATTTACCAGAAGAAGAAAAGAAAAGAATTAATAAAGCAAAATCAAATAGTTTATTATTATCAAAAGGATATTCCAATGTATCACAAAAATTATTCTGGAAATTATATGAATATATAAAGAATGATTATAATAATATATATTTTGCGACATTAGATAAAAAATTAAAAATTTTTACTGATAAAAATAATGAATATTTAGTTGAAAAAAATAATGGAGGTTGTTATTTTTTAGATTTTTATATTCAAGATAATAATAAAGTTATAGAATTTGATGGTGATTATTGGCATAGTGAAGCAAGAGGTAATGTAGAGCGTGATAATCAAAGAGAACAAGAATTAATAAATATGGGTTTTATTATTAAAAGAGTTAAAGAAAGAGATTATAATGAAAATCCAGAAAAAGTTATTCAAGAATGTGTTGAATTTATTAAATCATAATTCTTAAAAATAAATATCTGTATCATGGAAGATAAGAAATTTATAGAAACATTTGATGTAGATGATTGGGAAGTATTAACTGATACTGGTTGGGAAGATATTGTTAAGGTTCATAAAACAATTCCATATACCATTTGGGAGATACATACTAAATCATTTGAATTAAAATGTGCTGATAAACATTTGGTATTTAATGAAGCAATGTTTCCTACTTATGTTAGTGAATTAAAAGTAGGTGATAAAATTTGGACTGAAAATGGTTTAGAAGAAGTTATTTCTATTGATATACATGATGTAGAAGATAATATGTATGATTTAGAGTTGAGTGATGATTCAAATCATAGATATTATACTAATGGTATTTTATCACATAATACAATTACAACTGCTATATATATTTTATGGTATGCTATGGCATTTGATCATAAACAAATATTAGTATGTGCTCAATCAAAAGATGCTGCTTCAGAAAATCTTGAAAAAATAAGATTAGCGTATGAATATTGCCCTAATTTCTTAAAGAAAGGTGTTATAGGAAGTAATAAAACAACAATGGAATTTGATAATGGTTCTAAAATTTTTGTAAGACCTTCTAATTCAAATGCTCCTCGTGGTTTAACTCCTTCAATAGTATATGTTGATGAATTTGCTTTTATTGGATCACAAGATTCTGCTGAAAAAGGTCTTGAAAAACAAAATGAATTTTTTTCAGCGTTAACACCATCATTATCTTCTTCAAAAGGTTCTTTATTTATTACTTCTACTCCAATATCTGAAACAGATTTGTTTTACCAATTATGGAATGGTGCTAAAACAAAAATTGATGAAAAAGGTTTGGATATACCATGTGATTATATGCTTAAAATAAATGGTGAATTATATCGTGATTTCCATTTATTTAAAACAAAAGATGAAGCAGAAAACTTTGCTAAAAGTATTAGAAATGAAAATACTATTGTAGAAGTTGTTGAAAAATCTTCTGTTGGATATAATGGTTTTCAAAATCAATTAGTTAAATGGGATGTTTGTCCTCTTAAAGATAAAAAATGGGCAGAAACTGAATTAAAAAGAGTTGGTGAAGAAAGATTCAATCGTGAATATAATTGCCTTTCTGGAGATTCTTTAGTAACCATTATGGATGAAAATGGTTTAATAAAGAATGTTACTTTAAACAATCTTTATAATTTTTATTAATCTTTATTATACCCCTTTTTAGTAAATCTTATCATAAATATATACAAAGGCTTAAATAATTAAATTTAAGTTCTTAAATAATTAATTATATAGGAGAAAAATTATGGCAGAATTAGCAAAGTCATATATTACAGTTACTGATGAATCTGCTTATGGTGCTGGTACTAGTGCTACTGTACCTTTGTATATTATTGCAACAGAAGGTAATAAAGTATTAGATGCAAGTACTGGTGAGATTGCTCCAGGAACTACAATGGCTAATGAATTACTTGTGATGACTTCTCAAAAAGATGTTATTAACACATTTGGTATTCCTACATTTGAAGAAATTAATGGAACTGTTCAACAAGGTAGTGAATTAAATGAAGTTGGTTTGTTAGGTTTATATAGTGCTATGGGAAGTTCAGCATTAGGATATGCCGTAAGAGCAGACATTGATTTAAAACAATTACAACCAACATTTGATGAACCAAAATCAAAAGCAAAAAATGGAACAAAATGGTTTGATGTTAAATCTTCTCAATTTGCAGCTTATAGAAAAAATACTGATGCAGATTCTCAAATTCCTTTAAGAAATTGGGATAAAGTTGATGTAGAAGTTGTTGAAAATAAAAGTGATGTTGATATTGAAAAATTGAGAAATGATACTGAAAATAATCTTAATGGTAAAATTATTTTTGAAGCATCATCAAAAACATTTTTAGAATATATTATTACTGGAATAGAAGATTGGTATGTTATTGGTTCTGATGCTTGGAAAGCAAAACATAATAATAGAGTTTCATTTACATTTGATTCTCATATGAATGTTCCGGAAGGATTTAACCAAGATTCTATTTGGATTCAAACAACATCTGCAAATGATGGAACAAAACTTGTTAAGAAAACATTTAATTCAATTTATGATAAATGGATTTCTTCTCAAATGTATATGTTTAAAACTGTTGAAGATGCTGAAGATGGAGATATTTTATTAACGGAAGGTTCTGATGTAGTTATTTGTGATGGATCAGTTGCTAAAATAACAGTTATGATGTATCATGTAAAAACAAAAGAACATGAAGCTTATTTTGAAGATGATACTGAAATTAAAGTTCAAGTTTCTGAACCTGATGAACCAGCTGCTGATGGAACATTATGGTTTGATGATTCATTAAAAGTAGATATTATGGTTAATAATGGTAATGAATGGGTTGGTCTTTCTAATTATAAAGATTTTCAATCTGATTTATATGTATCAGCAGATGAACCAGAAGGTGATATTAAATCATTATCTGTTTGGGTAGATACAAATGATACAACTTATCCAACAATTTATAGATATGTAGATGGTGCTTGGATAATTTGTGATAATACAGACCAAACAACTGCTATGGGTGTATTATTTGCTGATGCTCGTGCATTTGCTAATGAAACAGATGCTGGAACATTTGAATTATCTAATGATGGAAAAGTTATTTCTAACTTATTAACATCTGATTTCGTAGAACCAGATGCTCCATCACCACAAGCATATCCATCAGGTATGTTATTATTTAATACAAGATTCTCAACAAATAATGTTAAAGTATATAAAGCAAACGCTTTTGAAGGTTTAACAGATAAAGAAGGTAAATATTCAATTGGTGGATATAAATCAAATGTAAATAACTTTGCTTCAACATCTCGTTGGGTAACAGCTTCTGGTAATGCTACTGATGGTGCTGGTTTGTTTGGTGCTAATGCTCAAAGAAAAATGGTTGTTGATGCTTTGAATGGAGCTGTTAATTCTTGTGAAGAATTAAGTTCAACATCTTATGATTTCTTCTATGCTTGTTGTCCTGGCTACCCAGAAGTAGATGCTGCTCTAGCTGATTTAAATAGTGATAAGAAAGAAATGTTCTATATTGTTTCTGATACTCCAAAGAATTTGAAACCAACTGTTAGAGCAATTACAGATTATGGAACAAATCGTTCTCCAAGAACAGCTTATATGACAAGACAATATCCACCTATGGGTATGAGTTCTAATGTTGATGGAGCTTCTGTTGCTATTCCTACATCAATTGCTAAAATGAAAAATCTTTTGAATTTACCTACTGGACAAATTTGTGCTGGTACCCAATATGGTGTAGTTACAAATATTGGTTCAACAGGTTATATTACAGAAGAAAATGAATATGCAATTGTTTCTATTAATGAAGGATTAGGTGATGCTATTGTAACTCAAGCAATTAATCCAATTATGATGAGAAGAAATACTGGATTATTGTTCTGGGGTGAATATACTGAAAACAATGGAAATACTTCTTTGTCTGATGAACATGCTATCTTAACATTATTAAGATTAAAGAGAGAATTAGATGAAGCTTGCACACCATTCTTCTTCAGAAAGAATACTACTGCTACAAGAGGTGATTTCAATTATGTTCTTAGAACAATTTTGAATTCATATGTTGCTAATGAAGAAATTTATGACTATGTTTTAGATACTGATACACCAAATACTTCTGAAACAATTAGTCGTAAAGAAATGCATGCAAATATAGCAATAGAAATAGTTAAGGGCATAGAGTTCATCTACATCCCTATTAGAGTTGTTAATACAGGTACTTTATCTGAGCAATCTTTAGTAGTATAAACTATTGAAATTATTGATAAAAAATCATCATAAGAAATTATGATGATTTTTTATTTTTATTTATTTAAAAATTGATTTTTTATTAAAGTTATGGTATAAATATATATACCAATGAGGAGAAAAAATGACAATTTATGAATATTTGGGAATAACAAAAGAGCAATATGTTTTTAAAAGAGATTATATTGAGAATCCTTTAAAAAAATGTATAGTGAGAGAAAAAGGTGGGTTAAAATATGAAAAACCATTTGATGAAGATTTAAAGTATCTTTATATTAATTTAAATTTATCTGTTAAAGAAATTAATAAAATAATTGGTCATAAAATATCAGATTATTTAAGTAAGTTTAATAAAAGAGATTATATAAGAAAGCCAAAAATCACAAAAGAAGAATTGGAAGATTTGCTTTTTAATAAAAAAATGTTTTTAATAGATATTGCTAAAAAATTTGGTTATAAATCATGTCAATGTTTATATGATTGGATGAAATATTATAATATAGAATATTCTTCATTTAGATATATTGAAAATAAATTCAATAAAGATGAATTATATGAAGATTATATAGTTAAATGCTTGGGTATGAAAACAGAATTACCTAAAAAATATAATTCAACATATCAAACAATTAAAAATGTTTTAAAAGAATATGGTTTTTTAGAAAAAGAATATCAAGAAAAAAGATTAAAAAATGAAAGAATATTAAAAAATCCTAATTATTCAATAATTTATGATAAAAATAGATTAATAGAATATATCAAAGAAAATGGTAA